GCGGCTTCATCGGCTGTAATTCCCAATTTAGCAAGTAACGCGGCTTTTGCTGCGGCCTTGTCTTCGTCGGCTTTATCTTGTGCTGCAAAATCTTTTAAATCTGCCTTATATTGTGCAGCTTCATCGTCTGTCATATCGCGGACGTCGTTACCTATTTGTATTTTCATGAGTCCGCCAGTCCGTATACTCGATAAAAGCCAGTAGATGATGTTGCAAAAATAAAGGTTAAACCGTCGTGCGCTTCGTTTGCTTCGTACATACCTGCAAAAGTGCCGCCGCCTTGCGCCGTCCATACGCCGCCGACATCGGTCATGGTTGTGGAAGATATGGGGTTATACACGGTCATTGTGCCGCCGCCGCCAGTAGTACCGCCAGATTGACCCATTGGCAAAGATGTTGCAGATGATGCGCCAGTTAATGTTTGAGAACCTGCACTGTTAATAAAACTTTTAGAACCGTAATAGTTAGCGGCCGTTCTAGGTGTACCTGCTGAGTTAAAACGGTAGGTAACTGCATCAGTACCGCTACCGCCCGGTTGATGGTCGAGTACGACCATATAGTTTTTGTAAGTGCTTGTAAATGTTCCTGCTGCCATGCTTACAGTTGTTTGCGTAGTAAAACTAACTGCCGTTATTAGCACCAATGCGCCCGCGCTTGCAGGCCCAACAGTTGCCCACGCTGCCCCGTCGTAATACTGCACTACGTTAGTTGACGACAAATAACATAGTTGCCCCTCGGCCAGCACCTTTTCGCCAGCACCACCAAAAGCGGCATCGCGCGTAACCGTTGTAGCAAATACTGGTACGCCAGTACCCGCCGAAATATTCATATTTGCAGCGGTCAAAACTTCAGAAGCTGCGTAAAGCGGAACGCTAGTTTGTTCGTTTGCCATATATCCTACTTTACGCTAAAACGGGTTGCGGGTCTTGTATCCCCAACTTACCGTAAATTGAGTCGTTTAAAATGAACTGGTAAACAATTGTTGTATTAGCCGTGTAGAACGTTACGCGGTGCCCGTTGTTTACGTTTACTTGTATTTCTATGCCCTCTACCGATAGTTCTTGGGCTACTTCGCCGCCTGTAATTGTGTTGGTAATTGTTATTGTGTCGCCAATGTCGACTAACGACAGGGTTTCGCGTTGGGGTGTTGTAAGCATTAAATAATCGGTTTGCACGGCGTTAAACGTGGCTATAGGTTCGCCTTCTAAAAGGTAGGTTGCCAGGGTTAGAGCTGCCCCGTCGTTGTGTAGCAGGCTGTTAGTAATGCTTGTATTTTGAATTAAATATTTTACTTGGCTTGCTAGGTCGTCGGCTACTTGGGGGCTTGCGGCGCCTAAGTGTTGAATACTGGCCCTATTTACTATTAGGTCAGCGTTATAGATAATGCCTAAAGAGTTGTACGGTATGTTTGTTCCGTCGTCGTGAAAGTCGGCAACACTACCCGAAAGGGTGTCACCTATGCGCGGTTGGCTAGTTATATCGCCTGTACGCGACATAAAAATACGGCCCTGTTCGGCTTGCTGTATTTGGTCTATATACGCTTTAACGTTTGTACCTTCGGCAACGGTGTAGGCAGCTGTACCGCCTAACGTTTGGCTACCTGTTTCAATGTCACGGCTTAACACCGGATAAGCAACTTCGGGCAGGTCTAATACAGCCGATAGGCGGGCGCTCGATAGTTCCTCGGCTACGTTAAATTCGGCTAACGCGGTTTGGGCTAGTAAATAAAAATCGTCGGCACAATATACCGTTACCGTGTTTTGGCCGCCTAGTTCATAGTTGTAGTCATATGAGACTATTTGACCTACAAACAAGGTTACAAACGTGTTAAGGCTGTTAAATCTACCGAACGATACGCGTCGTAATGGTGCCAGGGTAAACACGCCTTGAGGGTCTACATAGGGACTAGACGAATACAACGGGTTTAACGTGCCGCCTGCCAGGCTGTCGTTAAGGTTAAATGACATTGTGCCAGCGCTAAATTGGTCGCCAATATCACGGCGCCCGCGTTTAACGTTTACATTCGTCGAATATTGCAGCATTGGTGCGAACTCTGTAGTTCCGTCTAACACGTACTCGGTGTTGTTTAATACGCCGCGCGTAGGGTCGTCAAGTACGAACGCGTCAATCATAAAACCTGTGTCTATAAACAGTTCGTAATCGCCGCTTTCAATTACTGACGTAGCCATTAAACAACCGCAATATTTGCGGGGCCTGCAGCCCTATTGTAAGCGCGAATATTGTTTACAATGGTTTCGCCAATTTCGGCGCTAGTAGATATACCGCCAGTTACGTTTATGTTATAAACAATATTGCCGTTGTCGCCCATAGAAAACGGGCTATTTGTCATAAAATCTTCAAACGCTGTTGGCGTATAACCGTTAGTAACTTGGTCAAAAAAGCCGGCTGTAATGCCCTTAATATCTGCAAGGGTAATGTCTGACCCGGCTGCAGCTAAGCGGGCTTGAGCTACTGCAATCGCATCTTCAACACCTTTAAGATATTCTTGGGCGTTTGTAACACCCGCGCTATACCATTGGTCGGCTGCTTTTACCCCAATTGCACCCGCAACTTTTTTAATATCAGCAACTAAAGCGTTTACGCCTAGTGGGCCCGTAATGTTGTCTTGGGCACCTGTTACTAGTTCGTGGGCTATTGCTGCACCCGACGTAGCGCCAGCGTCAAGAACTAATTGCAAAGCTTCTTGGGATAATCCCATTGACAAAAGCGTATTTATGTCAGCGGCATATTGTGAAATGCCTGAAATTTGTGATTGCAATCCTGTAACAAAACTTGTTGTTACTGCAACCCCAGTTTCTAAAGCTTTAACTTTTTCTGTTGCCTGATTAAATTCGGTTTGTATCCCGTCTAAATAATCTTGTGCGGCGGCAACACCTTCACCATAAAACATTTCGGCGGTAGCTAATCCGAGTTGGTCTGATGTTTCTTGGACTGATGCAACCAAAGCGTTAACACCATTTGACCCGGTAATATCGTCTTGGGCGCCATTTAACAAACCTTTTGCGATTGCTGCACCCGACTCGGTTCCAGCCGCCAAAATTTGTTTTAAAGCATCTTGCGACAAACCTCGACCTAAAAGGGCTTGAATATCGCTGTTGTATTGTTGGATTGCTTCTACTTGATTACGTAACCCCGTAATAAATCCGTCTGTGCCTTCGTTCGCGCTTTTAAAACTAAATGATTCTTTTATGCCGCTAGCGACTGTTTTAGCAAAATCGGTAAACGTGGCTTTTGTATTTTTTAATTCGGTTTGGGCATCTTCTAAACTTTCTTTTAATCCTGATGCGATTGCTTTTGCCGCTTCTTTTACAGAGCTAGTTACTTTTTTAGACTCTTCATCTGCATCAGACAAAACTTTAGAAAAACTTAATGTACTTAAAATGCCGTCAGATACGCTTTCGCTGTAATCGTTGTATGCATCTTTAGCCTTATCTAAATTATCTTTAGCGGTTTCAAGCGCTTTTTCTAATTCGGTGTTAAGCGCGTCGGTTGCTTCTTTTACCGCTGCAGCAATTTCTCTTCTTAATGCTTCTGCTGCATCTTCGGCGGCTTTTTGTAATGCTTTAAGTTTCTTTGCAGCTTTATCAGCGGCGCCACTAACCCCGCCGCCCCCTGGCGGTGTAATTGCGTCTGCTGCAGACTTTGCATCTTCCGCAAGTTTTTTAGCGGCAAAACTGCTGTAATCCGAGGCGCTACCCATATTTTTAATGCCGGCAGAAAATTTGTCAAAATCGGCTTTTAAGCCTTCTATATCAAATAATTGTTTAAAACCGCCAGTGCCGGCTTGTTGTCCTCTAATTCTTTCAACGGCAGTATAAATTTGGCCTAATGGGCCCATTAAATTTATTACTAAACCTTTAACGCTAAACAGTTGTTTAAGTTCTTGGTACGCCATGTTGGCGGCTTGCCCAATGTAACCAACAGCATTAGCTGTAATCAGTGCGCCAACTGCAACCGTTTCCATTATGTCAACTACTTTTGTTCCAAACGGCCCCATTTCAAATAAAGCTTGTTGAATACCAGCGACTATGCCTTTTTCGCCGATTACTTCTGCTACACGTTCAAACGCGGGGCTTACTTCGTCGTTAAAGAATTTAACGGCTTTTAAAAATATTGGTAAAAACGCTTGCCCTAAATTGGTTTGAATATTTTCTAGGGTTGCGCCAAGTATCTTTTGCTGTGCTGCTAGCCCCGTCGACGTGCGGCTAAAGTCGCCTTGCGCGTCGGCTGTTTGTTCAAATATAACTTTTTGTGCAGCTAATACTTTTTGTTGGGCGGTTAACGCTTTATTGCCTGAATATATGCCTAGTTCGGTTGCAGCCGCTTTTAGTGTTGCGTCATTAAGTAGTACGCCAAATTTGCGTAGCGGTTCGGCTTCGCCTCGTAATGCGGAACCCAAAGCGTTTATAGCTTCATCTACTGACGTATTATTAAACGACGCTAAATCACTTGCTAGGGTAACTAATTCAATACTGAAATCCGATAAATCTTTACCAGCAAGCCCGGCAGATTTACCAAAAGTTGCAAACGTACCCGCCGCCGCTAGTGCTGCGGTTTCGGATAGTCCTAAAGCGCGGTTAGCGGTTTCTGCAAAGTTTTCTACTTCTTTACTTATGGCACCAAATACAACAGTATTTTTGCTTATTGCTTCGTTAAAGTCTGACGCTTTTTGAATAGAAGAATATGCAAACGCGGCAACAGCGGTTACAGCCCCGCCGATAGCGGCGCCCGCAATTAGCGTAGATTTGCTTAAACTTCCAAACGCTTTTTCAGCTGCGTTTATGCCCTTATCGGCAAACGTCGTAATAATCGGTACGTTAATCGCCACGTCGTACCCTCAATTTTGTATTGGTTACTTTCATAACTTTATCGACTATTGCTAATACTTCTTTTTCAACGGCGGGCCGTGCGGCCTCTACGCCAGGTTCCGCGGCGCGCGGATTGACTGAACCTTTCATTTCTAAATTGGTTACAAAACGGCCTTTAGTCCTGGCGCCTGCATGGTCCCAAATTGCGCCTGCGCTGTCGCGTTGCGTAAGTTTTAGTAGGTTGTAGGGGCGGGCAGCAAAATCTACGGTTTCGCCTGTTTTAAAAGTGACGGTACGCGCCTTTTGCCCTGCCTTGTTTACGTTAATGATAAAACCTTTTTTAACGGTTTCGTTATTCCATTTTGTGTAAACGCGTCCCTTAATAAGGTTGCCGCGCGCCATACCGGACAACGGCGGACTAGTAGGTATCAAGCTGCGGGCCGCCGTCAATACAGGCGCCCCAGCGTTCTTAATGTCTTTGCGTATCTGTTTTGCGTACGCGGGTTCTATTTCTTTAAGCGCTTTCATCGTTTCTTGAATACCTTTAATTTCTAAAGTATTTGCGACGGCGGCCATACGGTTACTTTCGTTGTTTGTTGTTGTCTGATAATACAGCAACAACAGTTGCCAGGTCGTCTATGTCAAAAGGTATAGACGGGGGCCACCACGAAATAGATACCAACATTTCAGCTAGTTGGCGCCCGTGGGTGCCCCTTAGGTGGGGTTTGGGGCCTCTGTGTTTAGTACGTCAATAGTGACAAGGCTTTTTACGAACGTGTCAAATTCTGCCGGTACAACAATTTTGTTTAACTTAGAAGCTTCATATGCCATGAAAGCTAAGTCCTCGACGCCAATACCTGTTGCCATTTCTGACGCTTTGCGTTTGTATTTGCGTTCCCACATAACAATAACGTAAAGGTTTGTTACAACTTCATACGTTGTTTCTGCAGTTTCTACTTTTAATGTAAGTTTCATTATTTGCCTTTTGTGTCGGGCCTTTTCAGGCGTTTAATTAAACTTCAAGAACGCTGTAAACTCCACCTGTAAAGGTAACGCTAATTGCGCCCAAAGTACCCAAAGCCAATTCGTACGGCAAGGCTTCCAAATATGCGCCCGTAAGCGTCATGGTTGGGTTAGTTGCGGTGCCTGGGCTTGTTGCGCTTGCAGACCACGAAACGGTTGTTTGAGTTCCTACAAGTCCTTTAAGCGTTGCGTAGGTTTCTGAAGCTGCAAACGATAGGTACAAGTCAAGCGACAGCGTAGAGTTTTCTAGGCCGGCGGTGTAAACGCGTGAACCGGAACCAAACGCTGTACTTTCTAGCGCTTCAATAGTGCGCGTAAAAGTAAGGCCGTTGCATTGGTCCTGCAGCGAAACGCTGTTAACCGTAACGTTTGGTGATGAAAGATATGTGCTAGTTGCCATGGGGTTTACTCCTCGTAGGTGTCTGTCTTAGTTTTAGCACCTTTTGGTACCTTAACGGTGGATTGTTCTATAAAGCCGCCTGATACTAGCGCGTCGACGTTAACGCCGTCTACTGGTTCGTATTCGTCGCCGGGTGTACCGATACGGGGGCTGAGTATTGTGTATTTCATGTTGTACCTATTCTAGGCGGTTGCCTGGGTTTGTAGGGTGATAGTTAAATCGTAGGCGGGTAATTCGCTGCCGCCGATTACTGCAATAGTTGGGCGCCCGTCGGTAACACCAATTTTCTTAGTAATGACTTTGCTAGCCAAGTTTAGTAATGACCGTTGCGCGTCAAGGTTGCCGGGGCCTAGGGTAATTATGCGTACTGGGAACGTCATTTCTACAACGTTATTGCTATACACGGTAAACGTAGGGGCGTCTATGAACGCACAAGGCGGTACAAGGTTACGGGGGTCTGTTACTACCTGTAGCCCTGTAATGGTCGTTAGCGAGGCTGCTAAGTCGTCTAGCGCCTCGTTAAACAGGTCTGTAAAAGCAACAGGCATTAGGCAACCTGCGGGCGTGGAATACCTAGCAATTGTTTAATCATTGGCGACAGGCCAACGCTATTACCTGCAGGCAGGCCGTCAAAACTGGCAAAATCTGTTACCGCGCCCCGTTGTCGATACAGAAAACCGCCATAGGCAATAGTGCCCAGGGTGACGCTATTACTAGGGCTTGTTGCCTTTGCGTCAATGTATCCGCTTTCTAGCCGGCGTTGAAAACAAAAATCGTTTGCAGCTGCCGCGCATTGTGTAAGAAAAGTTGTATCAAGTGCCGACGCGGTTCCTATGCCTAACCAGTCTTCAATCTGTCCGGCTGTAACCCACGTACACGGGATAGTACCTAGCGTTACGGTTCCCGTTGCCGTAGTGCGCGTAACGTCGCTTGCTGTTTTTGCGTACAGAATTTGAAATGGTACAGCTTCTTCATAATTAAAAATTAAGTCGCCATATTCGTCTACTCCTACAAACAAATATTCGGGAACGTCATAAACGGTGTAGGTACCGTTAAATGTTACGTCGACGCCTGCTACAACAATAGAAGCGCCTACGTACACTTCGTTAGGTGTAAGCGTTTCTATTACTGCGTAGTTGTCTAGTAGCGTTTTGTGCGCTACTTGGTATACCTGCGTCATGGCGGTTAGGCCGCCTTTCGGTTAGACGAACTTAACGAAT